GCTGCATATACTGCATGCAAGTGGGCTCGATGGCTATGATTCGGGGCGTCTTTTGCGTCTTAGGTACCGATATGACCCTGACGGGTCTTTCGGCACCGGGTTCGAGCATGTTCGTACCGGCGATATCGTCAAGATATCGGTAGTGCGGGATAAGAAAATCCTCGTGAGAGAAAATTCTGTCCAGACGCTGCGGCCATTCTGCTTGAAGAAATTTCAGGTTTCCCTGAAGTCTCTCGGCAGTTTGCCCCGGTCCATGTTTTGGGAGAACTCTACCATAGTAGACATGTTCGTCTACTTTTTGGAAGATGGGCGCCCACAGGAGGCCCGAAATCCGCCGAAACTCTTCGTAATGTTGAGGAGTACGAGCGGCATCGGACTTACGAACCTGCTTCTCACACTCGACGAACCCGTCCATTGCTGCATTTGTGCGAACTGTAGTACAGTCCACATCGATCTTAGCGAACATCAGTGTTAACTGACGTATCGCGCGGATTGCATCAATAGAAGGATTCTCGAGTAGCTGACCGTTGTGACGGTCGAACACAAGGTCCAAGAAACCTCCGAGAAATCGAGGAGACTTGCCTGTCTTAGCGAAAGCTAAGAACAGGTCGGGACTTATTGATTCCTGTTCAAGACTTTTTTGGAAGTCCTTACAGAAATCAGGTAGGGTTATCGTTAAAAACGATAACCCCTCGTGTTCAAAACGTGCCGTGGCTGTTTTCAGGTCACGGCTGGTGCTAGTGCAACATCTAGTGCCCTCTTCAGAGAGCACTACCTGCCAAAGCAATATAAGGCTTTTCATCGCTCCGCCTTTCAAGACGGTAGTGATCCAGAGCCAAGCTATTGCATGCAGTCCTTAGTTCTCGCCACCCAGAAGCTGGGTGACGCGAGCACCAGAAGATGCAGTGAGATAACCCGTGAGGGCATCAACAATCTGCTTAACCTCGGCATTCGTATATCCGTCAAGAGGTCGATCGACAACGATATAAACACTCGTTGATCGAGAAACATTAACGGAAGAAACGAAAGGATCCGGGGCGATCTTGTGGTGATCAAGCCGCACGGTGGATCGTGTACGTTTTCCGTATGCATGACTCACCGAAAGCTTAACCGTGCCGTCGTCCTTCGTAAAGATGCCAGAATTGACACCATTCGAAGTACGGGGCAGGGTATTAGCTACGGCATTGATCGTAACGGACTGCGGGTCTGCAAATGACATGGCGATTGCTCTTTCAGTTGATAGGGATCTTGTAAGACCCCCCAGTAGTAACCTCAATCTCCTTGTAAGGAGATACTATTGGCTGGTTCAGACTGCTTATCGCAGTCTTCCCGGAGCGTTGGATATTCCAAGCGCACCGATTATGCCCCATTGATATGGACTAAAGTCCTTTTCATTGAGGCCAAAACCATACGGGGTCGCTCTTCTTCGCACCTTTACAGTTGAACCGTAAGAGTGTGAGAGGAAGTCACATCCGAACCCAGTTTCTCTGGGAACGGATATTGTGTCGGTTATAGTAACGGTAGTTGTTTCCATTACATAACCATAGCGCATGACCAGGCCTTCTTGACTAAAAGCAGTAAAGTTGGCAATAACATTGCCAGCATTTGCCACATAATCAGCAGCCCAACTCCATGGGGTCAGATTCCAAAGGACCTCGGTATTTAGCCGAGCTCCCCAGACCATCTCCGCTTCCTTAACCATACGATGTAGAGCGTTTGTACTATCGTCTGGAGGTAAGTGGTACGTGAACGCACCCGAGAACCACCGTTGCCGGTGAGTTCTAATAACGCGGGTGAGTGGACGTGGACCCCCGACCAGGTAGAAATTCAAGCGACCGCCAAATGGAACTTGGTTTGGGATCGTTTGAGTTTCTTCACTGATAATAGGGTCATCGATAAAACGTCGACGTATGACACGACCGGAGTCGCGCTCAATCTGTTCAATAAGCTTAGTAGCTTTTTGAGCAGTCTTGAAACCGTCTTGGATCGCGCCAACAAGTGGCATGATTCCAAACTGATAATTAAGATACTCGTCGCCCAACTTTCGGGCGTCTTTCAACTTAGTTTTCAGCAACGTTGTGCCAATCATCTTCGGAAGCCCCTCTCTGAGGAGTTCCGCGACGTTGACAGCACTATCGTATGCCGGCTTCGTCGGTCTAACTTTAGCAATTGCGTTAGTCCCAAATGCATCCAGAGATTGGTTGCTTGAGGGAACTGCGACATTTACTGCGGTAGACCAACTCGGATTCGAAGGCACTACTGCTCCTGTGAAGGAGTAAGTAGGAAAGCCATTCGTCTTTTGGGTACTATTCAGCGTTCCTTCGAAGAAGGAAATTGGCTGATAGAAATCCCGCCTAGTATAGAAGCCGTGACCCAGATCTAGATACCGACCTTTACCGACTTTCCGATTATGTTTAGTAATCAGTTCGTCAATTAAATGGTAATTTTCAGTATTCCAGCTATTAGTATGCTGAAGGCCTTTGAGTTCTTGAAAAGAAGGACCCCTCACATTTTTAACATTGTTGGTAGAATCAATCCCACCAACTTTGCCAAAATAGAGGGCCCTCTTTTTAGATTCATAGCCCATAGATCACCGGAGTTCGTATAGTTGCAGGGCATCCAAGCGGTTGCTTGGATGGGTGTTGTGCAAGCACCGGAGGATCCCCTAGGGGATCC